CCGCTCGGCGACGCCCGAAAGCAGATCTCCCTCCGCCCACCACAAGAAGGACCACGCCGCCTCCCACGGGATCGCGTACGTCCCGATCATGCCGTCGGGCGTGCAGTAGGTCGGAGTCTTCACCGTGTGCGCCGCCCAATGCGTCGAGTAGGGGCTGATGAAGTCGTCCGGGTACGACTCGCCAAGCGCGAGGAGGATCTTGTAGAGATCCAAGTGCGCCTGCTTGGGCGTGTCATTCGCGACGATGACGTGCGGCGACCTTTGCGATCCCTTTTCGAGCTGCTCCGCCCAGAACGCTTTGATCTCTGGGCTCGTCGCGAGCGCCTCCATCTTGTCAGCGAACTCGCGAACGGAGCTGGCGACGACGATCATTGCGGCCGCTCCATGGCGAGCCCGATGAACTTCACCGTGCACTTGGTGCAAATGCGCGCGCCGCTCGCTCCGCGAAGTGCCCCCGGCTCGGCGAGACAGAACGAGCAGACGTTCGTTCCTTCGGTGATCCACCGCTCGACGCCTGCGAGCTGATCGCGCGTCATCCATGGGCACTCGATCCACGGGTGCGGTCCTTTCGATTCCCAGAAGTCGGGCGACGTCAGATCGTGCGCGTGGAAGATCGGACTGTCCCACGTCACCGACGCTTGACGCATCGGATGATTGTCGTAGCCGAGCGATGAAGGAACGCTGACGTCGTGCTGCGCGAGCGCAGGCACGGAGTGAAGGATCCCCTCCTGACGATGCCACGCGTAGTGCATGATCAGGTTGTCTTCGTTGACGACTCCGACGAGCGCCTTCGGTACGTGCGCGGAGAACTTCAGAAGGTCCTTCGCGATGCCGGGAGGAAGCACGTACGCGGGCCCCGTGAGCCAGTACGAGAGGAACGCTCGACACCCGGCGAAGGCGAGCGACGGCGCCGCCGGCGCTGTCGTGTGGAGCGCGATGATCTTGTCCGGGTAGACGGAGACGAGCGCGGCAACGTAGCGCGCGAAGTCGTCACCGATCAGCACGTCATCATTCAAGCAGACGACGTGGTGCTCCGCGAAGTCCGACGCTGCGCGACGCCAAAGCCGCGACGCCCAAATGCTCGCGTGCTCGCGCTTCTCGCTCTTCGAGACATACGCGCCGGCGATGTCGAGCTTCGCGACAACGTCCATCAGCCTGCCGACCGTCGCGGCTCGTTCCGGAAGAAACGCGGCGTGTGCGACGCCGATCACGATACCCATGGTGCGCCCTCCTCGAGCAAGGCGTAGGGGCGCTTCGCTCGGATCCTCCGATCGCATTCAAGCTCGCGCGCGCGCTCGCGCGGATTCGCGTTCGCCTGAAAGCTCGAGCGGAAGTTGTAGACGTAGAGAACGTCGCTGATGAAGCGCGCGCGCCCGGGGCCAGCCATCTCGAGCATCGGGAACATGATCGCCATGTCCACCGCGAGAGAGACCCATTCGCCGTCGAGCTGGAGATCGTCGACATCGATGCGCTGGAACAGACCGGCGCGGAACGTCTTCAGGTGCGTCGCCTTCCACGCTTGCTCGCGCACCTCGGTTCCGGCGTACGGAGCCGCAAAGCCGGGAGCGCCGTCGGCGTACATGAACTGCCCGTACGTCACCCATGCGCCGGATTCGTGCTCTTTCGCGGCGCGCGCGAGCGCCATCGGATGCGCGAGCCAGTCGTCTCCGTCGATCCACGCGACGATGCGTTCCGGCGGAAGCGCGTGGATCGCCCTGAAGAGGTTCTCGGAGACCGTGAGCCTCTCGGCTTGCTCGCCGGCTTCGATGTAGACGTGATCGACGGCAACGCCTCGCTGCGCCGCGACGCTCGCGAGGCAAATGGCCTTCGTCGGAGCGAAGAGCCCCGTCGAAACGACCGTGACCCGACTGGTCACGGCACGTCGACCCACCAGCATGTTCCCATGAGGTGGGGCTTTGCACCGGATTCGAGCGAATCGGCGAGCTGATCGACGGCTGTGATGACGCCAAGGCGGCCGTCGTCTTTGCCAACGGTGCTCGGGTCGAAGTTGTGGTTGTAGTCGTGCCCGGCGATGATGCCGCCGCTGCGCACGCAGGGGCCGAATACGAGAATGTCCTTGCGCACGCTCGCAAAGTCGTGCGCGCCGTCGAGGAAGAGCGCGTCGAGCTGCACGCCCACCAGCTCGAGATCGTCGGCGGTCGCGCGCAGGATGCGCAAGCGATCGAGGACGTCACCAGGCATCGAGGCGAGGAACGCGCGGAACAGCGAGCCGTGCTTCGCGATGTACTCCGCGTGCTCGCAAGGCCCGGTGTAGCCCTGCGATTCGCCATCGGCCCACGGATCGATCGCGAAGATCTTGAGATCGGGACGCCGCTCCGCCATGAAGCGGATCGAGCGCCCGAGAAAAACGCCGACCTCCGCGAACGAGCCGCCCTTCGGGATGCGCTGCGCGAGCACCTCGTAGAACGGCAGGATGTCGATCGACCAACCTGGATGCTCGGGCCGCCAGGCGCGAGACTCTTCGAGCGTCATCGTCATTTGCCCCATCCTCGCTCTGCGTCCGTCCCGAGCACGAGTCGTTCGTCGACGTTGCCCTCGAAGACGTGCGCCCCAACATGCCGCAGTCTTGCGTGGCTGTAAAGCATCAGCGAACCGCCGATGCGTCGCCAGCGCCGGCAAAAGATGAAGTCCTCGCCGAAGTAGCGTCGGACGCCGTCAGCGTCCTCTTTGATCTCGCAGTCGAAGAGCGCATAGAGCGATTCACCGTCGATGCCCTGATGGCCTTGTCCTACGTACGCAAGCTCCGGGTACGCGTCGCACATGGCAAGCAGTGCCGCGCGCGACATGTAGAGGAAGCCGCCTGGCAAGTAGTCGACGGGCGCGAAGCCGAATTCGTCGAACACAAGCCCGTACGGCTGCGCGGCAAGCGCGAGCGCGCTCGCGAAGCGGTTGATCTCTCGACCGCGCGCGCCCGCCTCGACGGCCGCTACGATCGCGTCACCATCGAGCATCTTGCGCGCGTACGTGCCTCCGCAGACGTCGTGCCCCGATTGGAAGAGCGCGAGCACGTCGATCGGGCGGAAGCCTACGTCGGCGTCGATGAAGAGCATGCCATCGGCGTCGCCCTTCAAGAACTGATGCACGGCCACGTTGCGCGCGACCGTGACGAGCGAATGGCCTTCCGAAGACTGGATCGTGCAACGGATGCCGTGCGCGTGGCACGCGGCCATCGTCTCGATCAAGCCGATCTCGTGCTCGCGAACCACTTTGCCGTCGTAGCAAGGCGTCGCGATGACGAGGTGCCGCATCTTTTTTGCCCCCCCCGCGCTCACGCTCTGAACCTGTCGAGGTTGTTGTAGATGTCCGGGTACGGCGTTCCTGCGGGGTGCGCGGCCGCCGACGAGAAGATGTCGCGTCTGGGATACGTGCTCAGCATCGAGGAGATCCCATTTACCAGACGTCGGCCTTCCATGCGAAGCATTCGCATGCCACGCGCGGGGTCGACCTTCAACTCGTCGATCTCGAGCGCCTGCGCCTGCTTCCACAGCTTTTGCAGCTTGGCCTCGATGTCTTGGAGCTGCGGGATGAGCCCGGTTCCATCCGGAATCGCGGGCCCAAGAATGTAGATGACGGTCGAATCGTCCGGGCGGGAGCCTCCGTCGGGTTCTGATTGCACGTTGGTCATCGCGTTCTCGAGCCGAAGATCGGCTTGAACGAAGATGCCGGCGTACCCCATGAAATGTCGAACCTGGACGCGGTCCGGCTCGGCGAAGACTCGGCCCATGACGACCCTCCGGTCAGACTTGCTTTTCGCGCTTCTGCTTCTGCTGCAGCTCCGCGGCTTCGGCGACCTTGCCCGTGCTCACGAGCCGCGCGATCTCCGCTTGCGCGGTGCGTTCGTTGACGAGCGCCTGTTCGATATCGGCCTTCGCCTTCGCCTCGATCTTCGCGGGGTCCATCGACGGATGCACCTCGGCGACGCCTTCGAACGGCGTGAACTTGTTGTGCGTGACCGTCCCGATCTTCACCGCGAGCGGCGCAAGCCCGGCCTGCACGACGCCGTTGCGGACCTCGCAGATCGCGTCGTCGTATTCGCTCGGGATGTCCTGCTCGGCGCCGGGCTCGATCGTGTAGCGCGTCCGACCCGATCGACCGGCGCCCGTGTAGACGTCGATCACCATCGTCTTGTTCGTCGGGTTCTTCCACCGCGTGTGCATCGGGGAAGTCGGAAGCGCTGCAGTCGCTCGGTCTCGCGTCGTGATGAGATTCGCCATGGCAAAAGCCCTCCTGGGTCTGGGTCAAAGATAGCGGCGTCAGAGGAAGGAGTCGAACCTTCTCGAAGGAGCGCCCGTCGCGCTCTCTCTGACAAGCGGCTCCCGCGCCTATTTCGGGACGCGGGAGCCGTCTTCGGATCACTCCGGAGTCACCCCGACGCTCTCGCCGGCGGCTGCCGACGCGAGGTGCAGGTTGACCGCCGCCTTGAGCGCGTTGAGCAGCGCCCAGAGGGTCGACGGGTTCGAGGCGTTCGCCGTGGAGACGCTGTTCAGCGAGTCGTCCCACACGTGGACGCCGGCCTGGGTCAGGTGCGCATTGAATGCGGTCTTGATCGCATTCGCGAGCGTCTCTGCCGAGGTCTCGTCCGTCGCGTCTGCCGTCGAGATCGCGTTCCACGTGTCGGCGGTAACGTGGACTTCGTCGCCCTCCGCCATGTGGATGTTGAGGACCGCCTTCATCTGGTTCGCGAGAACCAGCGAGGTCGGGAGGTCGACCGCGGCGGCGGCGGTGACGGTGAGCAGCGTCGCGACGGGGTTCATGTAGTCCCCGTTCATGTACTGCGTCGTCTTGTCGCCGTGGAAGTACGGGGTCATCGAGCGCCACTTCAGGATGCTCGTGTCCGCCGTCTGCGTCGATCCGGTCGTGTCCACGGAGTAGACGTCGAACTGACCGTCCGTCGTGAGAACGACCTTCTTGTTCGTGCCGAGCGTCCCGTTCGGGGTGACGAGCATGAAGTCGAGGAAGCTATTCAGCTTCACGCCGGGGTTGCCGGTGACTTGCGCGTGGCCCGAAACGAGCGTGATCTGGCCCGAAGCGAAGGACAAGGCCGAAGCCTTGCCCTTCCGGGTGTCGGCGAGCGCCTGCCGAACGGCAAAGGCGATCGCGTCGGGGTTCTTCCGTGCTTGCATCTTCTCTTCGCTTCGCTTTCCGAGGGATCGAGGCCTACGCCTCGATCACTCCGCGATGTCCTTGATGTAGCCGGACGAGTTGGGGCGCGTGGTGGCGAGCTGCACCAGCGTCTTCATCTCGGCCTTGACGTTGTCGCCCGTCTTCCCGAGCAGCACGATGCGGTACGGCACCTTGATCGGGGTGACGAGCGTCTTGCCACCTTGGCCGCCGCTCGAGCCCTGGAGCGCTCCCTCGGAGTAGCCGAACGCGTCGCCGGGGTTGCGGTGGGGGAGGTACTTCATCTTGAAGTAGTTCCTGTTCACCATCGCGAGATAGCCCGCGGGCGCGTTGCGATCGCGGACGATCGGGATGCCGCGCCAGTAGCGCTGCTCGGCCTGCGGCGCCATCGCCTCTTCCGGCCCCGTCGAGTAGACGAGGTCGCGCGAGCCCTGGATGCGGCGCGTGGTCTCGAAGAGCTGGTCGTACTTGCGCACGATGCCGCCCGTCGTGATGATGAGGTCGGGCGTCTCTCCGCACTTGGAGAAGATCTGCGCCTCGAGTTGCGCGAGCAGGTCGAACGACAGCGCGCGCGCGATGCCGCTGTTGCCGAGCACGGTGCTCTGCCACTCGCTGTAGAGCGAGCGCGAGAGGCCGGCGTAGACGCCCGACTGCTCGAGCGCGCCGCCGAAGATGCCGACGATGTTCAGCTTCCCGCTGGCGCTCGTGCCGGTCCCGCTGAACAGGTCACCGTTGATCGTCGACGAGAGGATCGTGCCCGCGTTGAGGACGCGCTCCTGGAAGATGTCGATCAGCGCTTCGGGCGAGCCCGCCGAGCGGATCGCGGCGTCGATCGCTTGCTCGCTGATCTGGAATGCCGATCGATACGTCGCCCACGGGAGGATGGCGTCGATCGGAACGTCGGTCGCGAACTCGCTCGGATCCACGTCCGAGCCTTCGTCGACGGCCTGCGCGGTCGCGCCCGAGAACTGGACGCCCCACGCCACGTTTTTCGCATCGCCGCGACCGACCTCGGAATCGATGAGCGATCCGAAAACGGCCTGCCGGTTGTATTGGCGTTGCAGGTCCGGCGCAAAAAGCTGCGACAGGCTTGCAAACAGTGAAGCAATCGTCTCCATGGTGTTCTACCTCGATCGGCTCGATGTTGTTGGGTGTTTGGTCAGGTGATCCGACCATCGAGAGCCTGGAGAAGCTTCGCACCCAATTCAGCGCGCGAAGGTTGCCCAGGGTTCCCGGTGTTCGGCTTCCCCGCCCCGGGGCGTTCACCCGAGCCCTGCGTGCCTCGTGGGGGGAGGAAACTCTTTCCGTCTTCGGTCTTCAGCCAGTCCTTGATGCCCTGTTCGAGCTTGATGTCTCCGTCTTCGCCGACGAAGATCGGCTGATCGTCGTCGTCGTATTTGATCCGGCCGTCGGCCTCGAGAAGCGCGATCGCGCGACGCGCAGCGTCCGCTTTCATGCCTCCGTGTTTCGCGAGCGTCTCCGACGTCATCGCCCGGAGCTGCTGCTTCTTGTTCAGCGCCTCGGCCTCTTTCGCCTTCGCCTCGGCCTCTTGCGACTTCTGCTTCAACTCGTCCAGCTCGCGGCGCATCGCGCGAACCTCGGGGCTCTCCATCACGTTTTGCGTACCGCCGGCCGACTTGCCCTTGCCCTTGTCGCCGCCTTCGCCGCCGGCGCCTTCGCCGCCGCCCGCCGCATTCGCGTTCGGCAACGTCTTGTAGATCTCGGCGATCGACTTCTCGACTGCCTTGATCGTCGTCGCCGAGAACTCCTCGAAGCGCTTGTCGTACGCCTTGTTACGAGCCGTGATCGCACGGTTCGCCACTTCGGCCGCGACATCGCCGATCTGTTTGAGCTGCACCTCCGAGAACGCGACTCCGCCGCCGCCGCCACCTTCACCTCCGGCTGCGCCACCGCCGGCGCCGTTGGTGCCGTCGTTGCTCATGTAGAGGGAAGCGGGGATGAACTGGGGGACGCCGTTTTTGTATTGGAACTTCATGGTCTCTCGCCTTTCAGCGGGTGCGAGGATCTCCGTCCTCGTGCGGTGCGGTCACGATGACCGTGGGATGAGATGGATCAGTAGAGCCCGATGATGCTGGTGGTGACGGTGAGGGAGTCGGACCAAAGCCGCTTCACGACGTAGCCGTAGACGACTCCGGCCTCGAGAGTGATGAGCGTGCCGGTGCCGTCCGTGTCCTCGTAGAAGGTCACGAACGCCTGCCCGGTCGAATTCGCGACAATCCCCTTGGTGGGGTAGTCGATGTCGGCCGCGTTGTTCGGTGAGAGCTTCTCGGCGGAGTCGTAGAGAACGACCGCGGGGCGCTGAAACCCCGACAGCGGCTTGGCTTCCTTCGGCATGGATCAAATCCTCTCTTCAGGCACGTAGTGCCCGCGTTGTTCTTCGCTCTGCACGCGCGCCGGAATGAACACGAGCGACTGCACGCATCGGCAGTACGGGTGCACCATTCCGGGGATGCCGGCGGAGAACGACATCCCATACGGGACCATTCTCCCGTGCTGGTCCTTGCAGTAGGCGCACACGCGACGATCCAACGTCGCATCCCATCGCTTGAAGACGCCGGCCATCCACCGCGCGCGCGACGTCTTGTCGAACGCGTAGCCGATTCCGTCGTCGTGCGCCTGATTGAACGTGCGCGTCGTCTCGGTGATCGCGATGCGTCGAAGGCGATGATCTTGCTCGGCCGTCGCCCCGCTGATCGCGTCGCGAATCGATCCTTGCTCGCGCGCATGCCAGATCGCGATCGAACGAAGCACGGCTTGCGACCATGCAACGCTGATGGCGGCGCCGAGCGTGTCGTTGTGCACGTCGGCGTGCTCGTCGATCGTGTAGGCGAGCGATCCGTCTCGCTCGAAGGTCGCCTTGATGCCAACGGAGCGAAGCTCTCGCGTCATCATGTCCAACTCGCGACCAACCTGCGTGGCCGCGGCGCTTCGCGTTTCGACGCGCGCATCGCGCAATGCGCTCGAGATCGTCTCACGCATGCGGCCCGCAACGTCGCGCACGAGCCTCGCCGCTTGCGCGCGCGCCGCGTTCCGGTCGGCTCCGAAGCGTGCATTGTGCACCGACGTCATCGCCCCCTGCACGGCCTCTCGGAGGTCGCGCAGCGTGCGCAACTCCGCCTTGACGAGCGCTACGTGAGCCGAGCGAAGTACCGGCCGCCACTCGGCGGGTACTGCGTCGAGCCGCTCCGTCATTTACGCGGCGGCGGCGGCGCCGGCGGAGAGGTCTTGGGTGGGACGACGGCCGGAGGGACAACCGGGGCAGCACCGCGCGCGCGAGCGTTGGCCGCGTTCGCCTTCGTCTGCTCGATCTCCGCGTCGCGCGCGATGTCCTTGACCTCGAACTCTTGGTCGACGCCGTCTTGGATCTCTTTGCGGACTTGCTCCTGCGTCTCCGGCGGGAGGTTCGGCCGGAGCTTCAGCGCAATGTCCGTCTTGTACTCTTTCTTCCATGTCGGCGACGGGATCGAGATCTGATCCATCGCAACCGCCTCGGCGATGAGCGTCTCTCGATCTTCGGTCGCGAATTCGTCGAGGCCGTGTGTCTTCCACTTCACGTCCTCACCGCGCGCGCGGCTGACCGCGGTGAAGATGCGAACGGCGTACTTGCTCACGTCGGCGCCTAGCGCCTGCAGCACGATCGCGGTGTCCGCCTTGTCTTGTTGCTTGCTGACGCCGCTGCGACCGAGCTGCGCCTTGCCGTTGCCGACGGACGCCGCCATCAGATTCACGACGCGGAAGATCTCATCCTTCAGCGACTCGAGGCCGTCCGCGATCAGGTTGTAGGCCGATCCGGTCGGTTCGGCGAAGTAGAGCTTGTCGTCTGCGCCCGTCTTCACCCACCCCCTCTCGCGGAACTGCTTGGCGGGATCGTCGAGCCGACTTTCGTCCTCGGTGATCTCGGCCGGCAACGCTTGCCCAATGCCAGGGATCGCGGGCCCGAGCGCCGCGACCGGGATCGCCATCATGCTCTTCCATTGCGCCGCGCGCAGGCTGCTCGCGTCTTGGAAGTGCGCCGTGCAGAGCGGACCGATCTTGTTTCCGACCCAAAGCCCTTCGCTCAACTCGAGGACGAAGAGCGGGATCTCTCTGAAGGACGTCGTTCCTTCGTTCGTCATCGGGATGTCGTCTTCGTTGCGCGGCTGTTGGTCTTTCGGGTACGCGCGCGAGTAGACCGACCACTTCGCGAAGCCGCTTTCGTCGATCTCCCAGACCTTGAACTCGTAGGTGACCATCGCTGACCGCATCACGGTCGGCGACGAGCGCGACGAGAAGACGCGAGAGAGGACGGCCCAGCGAAGAGCTTTCGTCTTCGAGTCGGTCTCCCAATCGATCATCTGCTCGATCGGGACCTCGAAGAGGTAGGCGCGCGATGTGCCCATCGCGTCCTCTTCGATGCGCGACTGCGGTTCCTCTCCGGGCTCGACCCGCGGGAAGTCGGCGCCGATGATCGCGCGACGCTTGGTGAGCGCCGTCTTGACCGAGCCCTTGACCAGCTCGGCGAACGAGGTTCCTGCGTCGTCCGCGTTCTTCGTCAACTTGTCGTAGAACGGCTTGTCGGGAACCTCGCCGGGCGTCTCCGGATCTTCGGCGTCTGCCGCGGCGAGAACCGTGACCTCTTGCGAGAAGAGCCAGCTCGCGAGCTGGTCGACGATCTGCCCGAAGTACGGCTTGTACAGCGCGAGCTGTTGACGATCCTTATGCGATCCCTCGGTGTCTTGCGAATGATGCGGGAGGAAGCTCTCCGCATGCGCGAGGATCTGGTAGCCGCCGACGTAGAGATCGTCGAGGGTTTCGTAGAGCCTGCCGAGGTAGTTGTCGTTCTTTTGAGCGAGAATTTCGTAGAGCACGCTGCGCCCCTATTGACGTGGAAGGTTCGAGAGATCGCGCGATGACCCGCGCATGGTGAAGGCCGCAAAGGCGCCCGCGAGCGCATCGACCTGGTCATCGTGCGAGTCGCCGACGCCGGTGAACGAGATCACCTCCGCGATGAACGGGTCCACCCATTGGGGTTGTTCTTCGGCCGGGAGCTGCGAGACGTCGGGAACGAAGATGCGCGCGTCATTCCATGCCGCGGAGACGGGAAGTGCGCGCTGGAACTTGTCCGTCGACGCTGGGACCGCCGTGATGCCGAGCGACATGAGGCTGTTCATGAAGTCGACGGTGCCAAGCTCGGTGCCGGCGACGAACGAGAACGTCGGCGCCCCCGGGTAGCGCGTGCGGAGCGCCTTGAGATGGGCCGCGAACTGCGGCGCGCGCTCCTGCTTGCGCAGCACCTCCGCGACCACGAAGCGGCGTCGCTTCTTGCCGTCCTCTCCGAGGATCGGCGGGATCTCCGCGAGCACGACGGCCACGGAGTAATCGCTGTACTTCTGCCGCGTGTACGCGAGGTCGACGCCGATCGCGTATCGCACCCACTCGACGTTTCGAAGCTGATCGAGCGCGATGAGCCGAACGTCTTCGAAGACGTTCGCGCCACGCGGGCGCGGTCGCCCTTGGTAGAGCGATGCCCAAATGAAGTCGCCGACGTCCTTCTTTCGCTGGAGCAGCCAGTCGAGCGGACGATGCGACGGCCAGAGCGGCGCGCCGTCGGGGCGCGTCGGATCGACAAGATCGCCGTTCCGGTCCGTTTCGTTGATCGCCGGGATGTTGACCGACTCCCATCCGCCTTCGCGCTGCAGGGTGCCGATCAAGTCGTCGTTGTGCCACCGGGTGTGGATGACGATGATCGAGCTGCCCGGGTTGCAGCGAGTGAGCAGGACGGAACGAAACCAGTCGTCGACGTCTTCGCGGACGGCGGCCGACTGCCCCGCGGCCATGTTCGAATAGGGATCGTCGACGATCGCAAGGCCGTCGATCGGATCGCCGGTGAGCTGACCTCCGATGCCGACCCATCGCACCATGCCGCCCATCGGGAGCAGCCACGCGTCTTGTGTACCTCCGACCTCGAGCCCTGCATTCTTGGCGATCGTCTTCGTCGCCTTGCCGATGCGCCATGCGCGCTTGTCTGCATACGTGCAGTATGCATGCTTGCGGCTCGGCGATCGTTCGGCCGTGTAGATGAGGCCGTGCTTCGTCGTCTCCGTCTTGCCGTGCTGCGGAGGCATCGCGACGAGAAGCCGGATCTCTTCGCCGCGCGACGCACGCTCGATCGCGTTCATGATCGGGCGCACGTGATCGGGAACCTCGAACCTCGGCGTGACGCGAGGGATGAACCTTCCGAGATCCTCAGTCTTGAGCCGATGGCGACGACGCCGCTCCTTCTCGAGCGTGAGCTGCTCGACGAGATTCATTCATCCTCGTCATCGGAGACGATGCCGGCGGCCGCGGCCCCGAGCACCGCCGCCGGTGTCTCTCCCTTCAGCATGCGTTCGATCTGGTCGTCGCTGAGCGTCGCCACGATCTCGCTCTTCAGGATCGGACCGCCGCCCTTGCCGGTCAGCTCGAAGCGGGCTTGCTGCTTGTAGCGGTTGCCCTTGGTGCGCTCGAGCATCCACGCGGCCGCCTGCCACGTCTTCGGCGCGGCGCTCGCGATGATGCCAAGGAAGAAGGCCTCTCCCTCGACCTTCGCCGCTTCGTACCGCTTCCAAAAGTCGGCGTAGGGCTGTACTCCGCCTTGAGCCATGACCCGCCAGTTGTCGAGCGTCGTGCGCGAGATGCCGACGATCGGCGCCGTGCGCCTGATCGACATCCCAAGCTTGACGCACGCGATGATCTTGTCTTGGACGTCGGGCGTGCACGCCGTCGGCTCTCCGCGGCCCTGGTTGACGTAGGGTCCGACGAAGGTTTGCCGGCGCGGCTTCTTCGGCTCCTTCGACGCTGCCTTGCGCTTGCGCGGCGGTCGCTTCTTCTTCGCCGGAGGCGCAGGCGGATCGGGGGGTGTGTTCGGCGGTGGCGCCGCCGGAGGCAATTCGCTTGACATGGCTTCTCTCGCTGACGAGCGGTGCGGAGCGTTCCGTCTCCGTGCGGTGCAGTCCCGAATGGGACCGTGTGCTGCTTCAGGCTTTTTGAGGACCGGCGATGATGCGCTTCAGATCGTCGGCCGACTGGTAGCGGTTGTCGGGCAACTCGTGTTCCTTGATGAACGCGTCGGCTTCTGCGGTGCTTCGGAAGATCACGACGAGATAGAACTCCGCGGTGTCGCGGCGCCCGGAGATGTTCAAGACCTCTTCGTACTTGCGCTGCGTCTCTCGGATCTTCTCCGCGAGCGCGTCGGTCGCGCCCGGGATGGCTGCGAGCGTCGGCGACTCGCCGAAGAGGCGGAAGACGTCCGCCGGGTCCCATCCGGTCGCTGCAAGGCGCATGTCCTTTGCGGCGAACATCTCCTCGAGCTTCATGAGGTCGAAATCGCCCTGCGCGTCGGGGTTGTTCAACGCAATGTTGGCTTCGCGCTCTTCGCTGTCGGAGAGGTCGACCTGGTTCACCGTCAGCGTGTAGTTGCCCTTCGTCTCGTCGAGGATGTCGAGCACCTCGAGCCTGCGATGACCGCCGACGATATGGCCGGTGCGCACGTTCCACGTGATCGCCGCGAGCAGTCCGATCGTCTCGATGATCGCACGGAGCTTGCGCTTGTTCGCCTCGGCGATCACGCGCGGGTTGTACGGTATCCCGCTTGACTCCCGCTTGACTCCCGCTTGGGACGGCCGTATAGATAGAGGATGAACGGAGCGCGAACCATGACCATGCACCGCACGTGGCGACCTTTCATCGTCCGCCTTCACGAAACGCAGCGCACGACGCATCATCGCCCGGCCTTCACGTATCGGACCGGTACGTCATCGGGCTTCGCTACCGAAACGCTCGAATCCGCGATCGTGCGCGCGTCGCTCGCTCGCAACGATCGGCTCGCGAATCGCGATCGTGCGGCCGCGAAGGCCGCGGAGACCGGCGCGGATCCGTCGTTCGTCGCGTTCCTTTACGCCGCGGATGTAGAGATCGAGATCTACATGGCGTGCCCAACGTGTCACGCGACGGGGATTCAACCGGGAACCAAGCGCAAGCGGTGTGCAACGTGCACCGTCACTCCCGCATGCGGGAAGCCGTACGCGATCGGGTCAGTCCCGATTCCGTACGTGCCGCTCGATCCGTGGCCCTTGTGAACAGGAATGAACAGGAGAACCGAACCATGTTTGAGATGGCTACCCCCCGAACCTTCGCGATCCTCCTCTCGGAGCGCGCGCGCGTAACCGAAGGCCTCGAGGCGCTCGCCAAGCGCGCCGAACGGAAGGGCCTACCGCGTCTCTCGTGGACGTTCGGGCGTCCCTACACCGTGAAAGGGACCTTCGGACAAAAGGAGGTCACGATCGACCGCGTCGATCTCAGGATCGAAGGCGACGCGCCCCGGTTCGCGGGGTGGACCTTCGCCGCGGCGCTACAACACCTTGACGGCCAGAATGTGATCCGCTCCGTCCCGGGTAGCGATGCGCTTCCGACGGAATACCGCACGCGCGGGCCCATGTGTGACCATTGCCGCATGATGCGTCGCCGCAATGACACCTACGTACTCCGCCACGAAGATGGCCGCACGATTCAGGTCGGATCGTCGTGTATCGGCGACTTCCTCGGATCGGCGGACGCGGCGAAGCTTGCCGCGGCGGCGGAGATCCTCGCGATCGCAGGCGAGATCGCGGAAAGCGGCGCGGAATCCAGCGGCGAAGGCTCCGGGCCGTGGGTCGGACGCCTCGCGTCGTTCCTTGCCGTCGTGGCGCATTCCGTCCGAACCGCAGGATGGATCTCGCGCACGCAAGCTCAAAACTCGTATGAGCCGATCGTGTCAACGGCGGACGAGTCGATCTTCGTCGCGTCCTCGCATCTCCCGCGCGCCGTCGAACGGCGAGCGGAGATCACGCAAGCGGATCGCGACGAAGGCGAGCGCGCGGCCGCGTGGGCGGAAAGCCTCACGGACGAGCAAGTCAACGATGCGACGGGCGACTATCTCCACAATGTCCGCGTGATCGGCCGCGAAGGCCTCGTCACGCGTCGCACCGCGGGAATCGCGGCGTCGATCGTCCCGGCCTACCAGCGCGCGCAAGGCGTCGCCGTCAACGGACCGCGCAAGCGCCTCCCGTCGACGGTTCACGTAGGCACCATCGGCAAGCGCGAGACGTTCCAAAAGGTGTGCCTCGAACGCGTGCACCAATACGAAACCCCATACGGGATTACAACGCTTTACGTTTTCTCGAGAGACGACGGCGCCGCGATCGTGTGGCGCGCCTCTCGCCCCGCGACGGATGACAAGGGCTTCGACATCGGGCGCGCGCATGAAGGCGCGTGCTTCACGCTCGTCGGAACCGTGAAGGAACACGGCGAGTATCGCGGCGAAGCGCAAACCATCGTACAGCGGTGCAAGATCTCGCAGTCCGCTTGACTCCCGCGCGGGAGTCGCTTACTTTTTCCTTCCTAGGGGATTCAGAACAGGAGACGGACCCACATGCGAACCATCACGCCAGCGCGGATCGCCCGCGAAGTGAAGCTTACCGAAAACACGCCGGAAGGAACCGAATCCTTCCGCGCGTGGGCGCTCGAGAACGTCGAACCGATCGCGCGGGCGATCCTTCCCGACGGCACGACCACGCGCATGCTCGCGTGGGCGCGCGTCCAACTCGAGTGCAGTCGCGACCCGGTCGCGCTCGTCCGTCAGGCGCTCGAACGTCACAAGGCGAGCGTCACGGACGGCAAACGTCAGAAGGCGAGCGCCGCGGAAAGCGCTTTCGCCGCTTCCCTTCCGTGCGCCGGGGAATGGATCCACGGCGCGATCGTGGGCGGAGAGATCGACGCGACGGCGCTCCTTACGATGCTACGCGCGCGCCGTCCGGAATGGCTCCGATTCGAAGACGAGAACGGCGCGATCTACGTCGACGGCCGCCGGCTTCTCGCGATTCTCCAAACGGTCGACGTGCAAAGCGTCCAGATCGTCCGCCGCTACTCGTCTCCGCCGTTCTCGCTCGGCGCGATGCTTGTGCGGTGGGGTGCGCGCGGGCGCATGATGCTCCGCACGGCAGATCATGCGATCGGCAAGTGCGCCGACGTCGCGACCTTCGCCCTTCCGTCGTTCGCTCGTCCCGGTCTCGCGGCCACGTCCTACGGACGCGCCGTCGCGCGCGACGTCTCGATCGCGATGGGTGCATCGTGATTTTCACGGTCGGGTATTATGAGCACACGGCAGACGAGATCGCGCGGCTCGCCGCGCGTCTCCGCGCCAGCGTGATCGACGCGCGCCAACGCGCGTCAGGAGGAAGGATCAAACGAGGCTTCCAGTCTCGCGAGGTCCTTTCAACATGCGCCGGGGTAGGCGTGCCTTACGTGCACGTTCCCTCGCTCGGGAACGGCCAACGCAACGGCCGATCGGGACCTCCCGCGTCGCCAGCATCGATCGCGATGCTCGCGCGGGATTACGGCGGACGAAAGCGCCACGCGATGGTCATGTGCGCATGCGGCGCCCCGGCGAAGTGCCATCGGCACTTCCAGATCGCGATCGGCCTACTCCGAGATCACGGCGTCGACGCGTTCCACGTATGGCGGACGGAAGTCGTGCTCGCGTCCGAGCTACAACGTGCGGAAGAGGACGACACCGATTACGTTTACGAGGACCTCGAAGCCTTCTTTCGGAAGTAGGCACTTGACTCCCGCGCGGGAGTCGTTACCTTGCTATTCAGGAGATCCAGCCATGACCATGCAACCGCTTTACATCGCGATCCGTTTCCTCCCTCTCGCCACGGTGCTCGCCGCGGCCGCCGCGTGCGGTGGGTCGATCGACCCGACGCCGTCGCCTTCGCAAGAGTCTCCCGCGGCTCCTTTCATCGATGCGCCGGCGGCAACGATTCCGCCGGCGGACGCAGGCGCGGAGACGGCACCGGACGCCGCGAACGAGTGCCCCTCGTTTTGCTCCGCGGGGGGCGTGCTCCGCGATTGCTTCGGCGCTCCGATTCCGGACGCCGGGCCGTGCTCGTGACGTACAATCCTCGCTTCGTGGCGTACGCTCGATCGATCGGATTCGACGATCCAGCGGACGCGCTAGCGCACGACCGCGAGCGCTACCCCGGCGGCGTGCTCGCGGGCTTCCTTCTTTTCGTTCACGAGCACGCGGCCGCGTTCAAGCGCGCGCGCCCCGATCTCGTGCTTGACGATACGTTCACGCTTCTAGGTCACGCTCGGTTCACCCAGCATTTGCTAGCGCTCTTCCCTCGAAAGGCATCTCGCCGTGAGTAACGGACGCACCCCAAACGCGACACCTATTGACCGCGATTCAATCGGGAGTCAAGATGGCGCCATGGCTAGCAAGCGAAACGGAAAACGAAAGACGGCTTCCTCCGACCAATTGTCGATCCAGACGACGATGCGGATCAACCCGGAGATCCTCGAACGCGCGGATGCGTTGGTGGAGTACTTCACGGAACGTCGCGGGCGCATCGCGACGCGCGCGGACGTGATTCGCGAATCTCTCGTAGCCGGCCTCACGAAGTTCGAAGCCGAACGCCGCAAGGCCTGAAAAAGTGCACCGCGCCCTTCCCCTAGGGGGGCAAAGGGGCGGCGCGGTGCTTCGTGTCGCGCACGGCAACCAGGTACGGGCCCCATGGTTGCGCGCAGACGAAGGCGTCCAGCTCGCGGCGCTGAAAGCGTAGATCGGCCTCGTGCGCGCCTTCGCGTCGCAGCACGTCGATCTCTTTCATGCGCCGGCGCCATTCACGCCACGCGTCGCGCGGGATCCACCGCGCTTGCACGCTAGAACTGGTCTGCAGCGTCTCCATCGAGGTCGCTCGGGAGGATGCGGCGCTTCTCTTTCCACTCGCCGCTCTTGCGCTTCATCTTCAGGATGCGAAGTTCGCCCTTCGCTGGCACGTCGACGCGCTCGCCGTCGTCGCCAAGCGCCTCGAGTGCGTCGACGATGACATGGTCATGCGTGACGAAGAGCGGGCGGCTGACCGCGTCGTCACCGAGCGCGTTCGTGATGACGCCGCGACCTGCGCGCGCCTCTCGGAGACCGGTCTGCGGCTGGACCTTCAAGCCGAACTGCTTCGCGACGATCTTCGCTGTCTCCATCGTGCGCGGAAGCGGGCAGGCGTAGACCTCGCTCGGCTCCTCGCCGTTCTCGTCCATCCATTCGGCGAGACGCTCGATCTGCGCGCGACCCTCTGGCGACAGCGAACGAGCGTCGTCCGCCGCAGGGTCGCCCGCAATCGTGGCGCCTGCGTCTCCGTGCCTGAGTAGATACACGCGTGCCATGGCCTTACCCGTAGGGTCAGCAATGCTAGCTCACGCAACGCGACGCAAGCTCACGTGCTCCGACGAATCGCGACGCATTCGTCTACACTGGCTCGCCGTCTGGGCGGTATCGCCTAGGCGTCGACGCGCGCGCTTCCAAGTCGAGGATGCGCCGCTCGTGATCCTTGAGCGCGGCCTCTGCATCCGAGAGCCGGTCTTCCACGCTCCGGCGCGCGCCTTCGTTCTGGGCTCGAAGCAGCGCGCGGTTGATCCACCGGTGGCTGCCCTTGCCGCCGCGACGGATGATGAGCTTGCCGCCCAGCTCTCGATCCATGATCTCGAGGCGAGCGAGCAGCACGCGCGCATCCATGCCGCGCTCTCGCGCGAGGTCTGCCAGCGACACAAGGTCGACCGGCGGCGGCGCTGTCTCTCGCGTCACGCGCGCGCCTCGATGCTCTTCGCTCTGTTCTCCACGATGCCCTCCTGGAAACGAGAAAGCCCCCCTCGACGAGCGCCGCTCAGATGTCGAGCGTGATCGCCGGCGTCCCGACCGAGTTGTACTGCGTCGGGTCTTCCGAGTTGTGGACGGCGATGAGCAAGAGACTCACGCCATCCGCGGTCGCGCGCGCCTGGGCGTACGACTGCGCATCCGCCAAGCCGCCCGGAGCGCGGATGCGGGTGATCTGCTTGCCGCTGCCGACCAAGACGAGCTGGTAGGTGTCTTGCGGATCCTTCGAAGTAGCCATGGCAAATTCTCCTTCAACGTCCCTTTCGGGGTTGCCCAATCCTGCCGTGGAAACGTTCGTGCAGCAATCCCGGACACGACCGCGCGTGCGGATCTTCGTCGGACACTCGACGCCTGCAGTCTTCGCAGTAGCGCGGCGCGCGCTTCACGTAGTCCTCGCCGGCGCGCTCGATGAGCTTCTGCGCGGAGAGCTTCTGCATGCGCACGAACGTCGAGTCGGAGAGGTGCGAGCACGCGATCGCGCGCGCGTCCAACCAATTCGTCGGCGGCGTGGACCAAGGGATCGGCCTGACGACGATCTCCTTGCGGCGAGGGTATGCGATCCGCTTGTACGCGATGGCGTGCTTCGCGAAGTGGAAGCGCGCGAGCGGCGTCGTCGACGTCGTCGAGTAGATGCCCCATCGCTTGTACTGCGTCTCCTCGCCGTTGCTCTCGGCGAGCGCGAGGTCTTGCATGCTTGCCTTCACGGCCGCGGTGACGATGCCGACGAGATCGCCGAAGCGCGTGCGCAAGTCGGTCGTCTCGTCGTCGGCGCGCCGCTGGCCGTAGACGGCGAAGAGGACGAACACGTTCGGGAGTCGCATCGATCGCAGCGTCGCGCGGATGCGGTTCGCTCGCCGCACGGCGCCAAGCTGGATGTCGTCGTAGGGATCGCTCCAGTGCAGCGACCGTGTCTCGTGGACGTGCACCGGCCCATACGCCGGGTCGAACGCCATCGCGAAGTCGTCTTCGCTGAGCGCCGCCTCGTTCGCTCCCTCGTAGGCCTCGGCGCGCGGCCCATTCCATGACCATTCGGAGCGTCGCGCAGTGCGCGCGTCGTCGGGCCAAAGGTAGGAGGCTTCGAGCTGCGCGCCGAAGTTCGAGCGCACGCCGCATTCGGCCTCGGCGTCTTGCCAGAACCAGCGGAGATCGACGATGTCTCCGGCTAGGAGCGCCGAATCGTCTCGCGCGGGCAGGTGTTCGTTTTCGTTGCCTTGGCGGCGCTGGTCGTACGCCATCACCACGAGTCTGCCCGACGTTCGCTGCACATGGTAGCCCTCCTATGTGACGGGGCAGAGATTGCCACGTTCATAGCTCGAGCGAAAGGCTAGTCGACGGGGTGGGGAGCGAAGTGCGGCGGCTTGGTTCGTCGCGCGGCGGTTCGAGTTGGTTAGTCGCGGCGGAGCGGCGGCGCGTCGGCGTGGTAGGTCGAGGAGCTTCGGAACGTAGTGGCAGGGTAGGTCGCAGGGGAATGGATTCGAAGAGACCGGGCGTGGCGCGTCGCCCAGGCTCGGAGCGGTCTGTCGTCGAGGGTCGATGCGACCGTGGCGATGCAGGCACGTCGCGTTGGCGTCGGCTGGGAAGGGCGCGGCAGGTCGGGGGCTGTCACGTCGCGTGGGTCGGCGCGGAACGGGTAGCGCAGGTGTGTCGAGTCGAAGGCGGTGGGAGTCGGAACGTCACGTCTGATTGGCGCGGCCCGATGCGCAAAGGGCGTGGAGTGGCTTGTCGCGTCGGCCTGATGTGGCAGGCAAGAGGCGAGGTGAGTCGCAACGATCAGGATCGATCTAGCTCGTCGATGTGGCGAGAACGAGGTGCGGTGTGTCTCAAAGACGCGAGCTGGCTCGGCGTGTCGTCGTGGGGAGAAGCGAAGGGGTACGTCGCGCGACTGGGCGAGGCCCGTCGATCGAGATGGCTCGATTGAGGTTGATCCGTCGTGCCGACTTGGCGGGAAATAGGCTTGTCGCAAGGGTCGAAACACGAAACGCCCGAAGAGGCACCGCGTCCAGCGCGAGACCTCTCCGGGCTCGATCGATCTACCTCACTCCGCGTCGGCGCTGGCGCTCTTCGAAGCGGCGTTCTTTTTCGCCGGCTTCTTCTCCGCGGACGTCTCTTCGTCCGCCGCCGCCTTCTTCTTCAGCGCAGCCTTCTGGACCACATGGAAGTCGACCACGCGGAACTTGCCGTGCCCCTGAGAGCGATCCGCGCCGAGGCCGTTCTCTTGCCCGAAGGTGAGCATGTCGATAATCTCGACTTCGCCGACGTGACGCGTCTCTGCGCTCGCCGTGCCCATCACCCAGATCTCGAATTCGATGTCGACGTCTTCGACGTAGTCGACGCGCTTGAGCGCCGTTCGCGGGCCTTGCGGCGTCTGGACGTGGATCGGCCCTTCATCGAAGCCGTGCGACTCCTTCACCACCTCGCCGTCGAAGGTCATGTAGATCCGATCGGCATGGCCGGTCATCTTCTCTTGCTCCGGCGTCGCCTTGATCTCGAATCCGTGCTGGAAGATCTGCTTCGAGCCGCGCTTGTCGACCGTCACGCGTCGCATCGTCGCGCACTCCTTGAAGAGCGCTTTGATCTGGCGAGCCGCGAGGAAGATGCCGTGCGCGTCGCCGGGGAAGCCGTTCCAGGATTTCTCCGTCGTCTCGTCAACCAACTCCTCGAGCGCCTGCTTCGTGAGCGCCTCCGACTGGTCGTCCTTGTGGCCCGTCGTCGACTCGACCCACGAGCGGATCAGCTCCGGGTTCTTCGGGCGGCCGCCGCAGATCCGATCCACCGCGTGGAGCTTCACGTAATAGATGTCGTACAGCTTCCGCGGGTTGAAGTCGTCACGATTGAAATTGCTCATGTTGGTTCTCCTTCTGGTATGGCTCCCGTTCGGGATACGAGGCCATGATTAGTCCTCACCCGTCTAGTGTCAAGCGGTTCGTCGCAGGGGGGTGGGCGAGGAGCGGGCGCGGCCCGGCGTGTCGAGCTGAGAAGGAAAGTCGAGGAGCTTCGGAACGTAGTGGCAGGGTACGTCGCAGGGGTCGCCCAGGCTCGGAGCGGTCTGGTCGGGGTCGGTCCAGGAGCGTCGCTCGGGTGTGTGGTTTGTCGGAGTCGTCGAACCGGCGCGGGAATGATGGGTCGACTCGGCACGTCGCAGTGAGCGCGGAAAGTCGAACTGGCTCGGAGATGATTGGGAGCGTCCAATGGCTCGGGGCAAGATGGGTATGGTCTGTCGCAAGGAATCGACCTGGTAAGTCGCGCTGGAACCGACCGGGCGAGGAACGTCGAGGCGGATCGAGTCGACGACGGGCCACAAGGGCCAGGAGTGTCGATTCGGCGCAGCGTGGTTTGTCGAGTTGGCCCGAGGAGCTTCGGAACGTCGTACCGGGTTGGCAGAGAGCGGAACGTCGCCCACGGGAAGGCTGGGTTTGTCGGCCAGGAAGGTTCCGGTGAAGCAGCAGGAACGTCACGCGGGATGCATCGGGTCGGCGGGGCGCGTCGCAGAGAAGGGGAGCGGCCAGGTAGGTCGCGTGGGCGAGAAACTGCGTCGGGTCGGTGTGGTCCGGTGTGGTTTGTCGAGTCGGACGGAAACAGGGCTGGGAAGTCTCGATGGTCAGTAGAGCGGCTTGCTCACCGAAGCGCCGAGCCGAGCGCTGCCATGACGATCATGAAGAGCGCGCCGGCGAGCGTGAGCAGGACGGAGAGCACGATCGCCGCTGGGATGCTCGCGATCGCCCACTTGAGCATGAAGACGACCATCGACCCGAAGCGCATCTCGATGTCGGTGACGCGGACGCGCTGATCGTGCGGCTGGTGGTGCTGGTGGGGGTGCACCATGCCGTTTTGTGTCTGGCTCGGCTTCTCGTAGATCGGTGTCGTTGACATGGCGCGTTCTCCAATAGATTGCCTCCGCGGTGCAGAGTGTGCCGTCACGCCCGAACCATTCGGACGGTCCGACACGCATCGCCCACTGGGTGAAGCACTCGGTTCCAGCGCACCGCGGAGGCATCCCAAACGTATGTCACTCGACGGGCGGAGTCAACACCGTCAGCCTCGAAATGGTATCGCTCGCACCGCCCACAAGTTCAGATCCATCACGCCGTACACTGATCGCTTCCGCGCGCCGGCGAGCACGGAGACTCGCGCGCGGTCGATGCGGTAGGCGTAGCCGACACCTCCGAGGTTCCCGACGCGCAGCAAGAGCCGCTTGCCCTCGAGAGCTTCTGACGACGGCAGCTCTTGGAAGTCGTCGGAGCCGCGCTCATGCATGTGCAGGTAGAACACGATCCGCGCTTCGACTCGATCGCCGGCCGGATCCGTGATGCGGACGGTGCGCACGCGAAGCGGAGGGATGCCGTCGACCTGCACGATGAAGTCTTTGCCGCGGACGGTCGTCATGGTCTCCATTGGCTAGCCTTTCCATTCCTTCGCTAGCCTTTCCATTCCTTCGCTAGCCTTTCCATTCCTTCGCGACGCGCTCGATCGCCTGCGCGATGATCGTCCACGCGCTTGGCTCTTGGCCAGGCGACGGCAGAAGCTCCGTCGCGAAGCTCGCGCCGGTGCCGACGTCGCGCGCGCGCACGGAGATGCCGCCAAGCGCGCCGTCGCCTGCGATGTCGATCTTGCCGATCGGCAGTGCCTTCTTCGCTTCGTCGTCGACGAGCGAGATGATGACCACGATCTTGCGGTTCTTCTTCATTGTGTCTGACCTCGCCTAGTTGACGTCTGGCACCAGCGGCACGCGTAGTCGTAGTGCGGAGGAGGACCGATCACGCTCCACGGATGGAACGCGACTCGGACGCGATCGCGCATCTCTTCGGTGAAGGGTGTCTCCTCGGTGCAAAGCATCTCGTCAGCTTCGAGCGCTTCGTCTGGCGAGCCCCAGACGTGAACGACCGCGGGCGCCGTCATCGGAAGTGCTCGATCTTCACGACGAGCCCTCTCCACGATGCACCGGACACGCGCTGCGATACGCGGTTGGGCGTGGGCAGGTGCAGCGCGAAAGACGCACAAACTCGTCATTGATCGCGCGTTGGACCTCGCGCGGCGGTTCGAGTTGCTCGCGCACGAGCCGCTGGCGCTCGGCTTCGCGAGCCATCAGCGCCATTCCGGCGACGAAGCCGACACCGAAGCAGAGCGCGAGGAGCACAAGGAGGCTCACCGCTCGCCGCTTTCGATGTCGACGGTCGCGCCTGAGAGGTTCACGACGACCGCGGGCCCGCTCGCTTGCGCCGTCCATTCGGGATAGACGGTCACCTCGATCGAGCGCTGCGGCGACGCCATCCGGCGAAGACGCTCGAGCCCCGGAACGCCGACCATCGGACCTCCTGCGCCTTGCACGACGCCGCACGCGAGCACCGTTCCGCCATTCAGGCTGATGCGGTAGCGTGTCATCACCGCGGCCTTCGACTTCTTCGTTGCCATCTTGCCCTCCTACGTCCGCTTCGACCACCACGAGAGCGGCGTGACCTTCGGAACGAATAGCGGATGTCTCGGCTCGCCGCCCTTCGTGAAGCCGAGAACAGCGTACGGCGAGCGCGACCACTGAGCAATCGAGTCGACGGCGAGCGCGCGCACCGTCTTCGACGGGAACGAACCCCACGCGCCGACGCGCACGCGTACGCCTTCGAGCGGCGACCCTGGCTCGCGAAGGATGTCGAGATTCAGCGGTCCGCGGATGTCGACGCCCTTGAGAGCTTGGCGCGTCAGCTCGTCGGGATCCGTCGATCGCAACGCGAAGAGGTTGTGAACGATCACGCCTCCGCAACCCTCGCGCGAGGCAAAGTCGACGACGCGGCGGATCGTCGGATCGAGCTGTAGATGGTCCGCCGTCGACGGATTGAGCATGCAGATTGAGAGAGCGCCGCGGGCCTCTTGGCTGCTGAAAAGGTCTCCGTTGAAGGTGCGCCAAAGCAGGTAACGGTGGACCATATCTCGGCTGAAGAGCGCGCCCGCGTTCTCGTTGCCGAGGACGACGCACCCGGCGTCTTCCCACTTGCGCAGGCGCTCGAGCTGCCTTGTCATGGAGACGACGACCACTTCGCGCCGTCGCTCCGTGATCGGTCGAAGCGCCAATCCGATCCGAGCGCTGCTCGACCTCTCGCGAGCACGAACGACAGCGGGGTCAGCGCGCAGATGCGGTGCTCGGTCGACGAGTCTATGACGATGGGTTCCCCTCGGAAGGCGCGCTGCGAGATCATCGGACGCGAGCCCGAGTAGCGCGTCGAGGAGAGCTTCGAACGTGAATTCGACGTCGATTCGCTGGAATCTTTTCGGGTCGAAGACGTAGACGTGATCGTGCGCCATCTTCAGTCGTCCGAGATCTTGAAGATGCCTCGAATGTCGGCGATCTCTCGTTCGTGGCGGAGCCACTCGTCGATGGTCTTCGTGTGCTGACCAACCCCGAGCCCATGCGGATCGGCGTCGGTGTCGGGGATCGTGATCGTGAGCAGCTCGTGTCGCTCGAGCTTCGTCACGACCGGTTCGTCACCTTCGCCCGAAAAGCCAACCTGGTCGTCGACCAAGTCAAGCGCCTCGTCTTCGTTGTGCGCGATCACGTACGTCGTCGTGTTGTCGCAGACGACCTTCCAGAATTCCTCTTGCATGCTGGCCTCCCTCGTTCCTTCTACTTCGCGATCACGGCGGACTGCGCGATCAGCTTTCGCAACGACTCCTCGATCTCCACGCGCTCGCGGAGCTGACGCTTCAGGTCCTCGAGTTGAAGCTGACTCGGCGCCGGCGGTTGTGCTGCGGGTGCGGGCGCCGCCTCGTCGTGGTCCTTGTCGCGGCACCGCCCGCACTGATTGCCTTTCCCGGCGATCTCGTGCCATCCGCGCCTATACGAGCGACTGAGGACCTCGTGTGACATCGCTTCATGCATCGCGCCCACGTCTGCGCCATCTTCGATGGCTCGGACGATTCCAATGTCACGACCGCAGTCGAGACATTGCATCGACACCGTGAGCTTCGACACGATCATCGCGACACGATGCGCGGCCCGTCGATCGACGGCAGAAGCTCGAGCCCCTTCGTGTTCCATCCCGCGGCCGCGATGTCTTCGACGGCGAAGCGCTGACCGGTGACGGCAGAGACGATCGCCTTCGATGCGTGGTCGAAGTACCAAAGGACCGTGGGCGTCGGACGACTCGAGATGTTCTTCACTCCGATGTTCATGGCGTGAGTGTCGTTCGGGATGCGTTTTCTGTCAAGCCAGCGGCCACCGAAATGCGCCCGCCCCGGCGAAGAGGCGGGCGCCTTCCGTCACGCTTCGAGCTTCTCGAGTTGCGCGTCGAGCCACGCCTGCGTGAGCCTCCCGATGTCGTCGGGAAGGTCGGTCTCGAGGATGCGCTGATGACCCATCCGGTTTGCGGCCATGACCGCGACGCGGATCTTCTTCGCGTCGAGCATGATCGTAACGGCGGTGACCTCGATGTCTTGCATCGGCTCCGAGATCTGGATCGGCTTCTTCAATTGGTGTCGCATGTGTTTCCTCCGGTTCCCGAGGATGACCCCGACCGGGATTCCGATCAAGAACGTTCTTCGTACGTGACCCAGACGCCGGATTTGTCGACCTCGACGCCGAGGTATTCGAAGCACACCGTCTCGATCTGGACATTGCGCGTGCTGATCGATTCGCTCGACGTGATCGCTGCAGCCAACGACCTCGCGCACGCTCGAACGATGTTCGGCGGGAATGGCTTGGTCACGGTCGCGTCGAACGCGAAGCCGTCGCGGTCGATGAGCCGCGCTCGATACTCGCGCGCCATCGGTCTACAGCTTCAGCGATGCGGCGCTCTCTCCGCTTCGCATGATGGCGACGTCTTCCGGAACGTCGACGCTCTCGACCACGTCGATCCCGATGTCGGGGACCTCGTGGCGCTCCGGCCCTGGAGCGGGCACGCGCGCTCGCGCGATCCGCTTGCCGTTCTCTTCCAGTTCCTCGCGATCGAACGCTGTCCTCGAGACGACCGTCGCCATCAGCACCCCAAGAATAGACCACGATCTCATTTGCTCCTGCTCCTGTCCTCGTCATCGAAAAGCCATCGGACGAACCGCAGTCCGTGCCACGACGCGATCACGACGGCGATCACGACGAGCCCTCGCGAGGCGGCTGGCTCCCATCGGTTCGCGCATTGGTCTCCGACGATGCCGACGAGCAGCGCGAGCCCGGCGGCGAACCGCGCGACCTCGGACGGGACGACGTTTTGCCGGCGGCGGATCATGGTTCTCTGCTGTTCTTCCGGTCGGCGATCATCGCGTCCGAGCAGCGACGTCGCAGCGCCAGCGTCTCGCCGCGCATCGCCCCGCTGCTCTCGAGAAGCGCGACCGCGTCGAGTGCGATCGCTCTCCACGTCTGGAGCGCCGCCGGGTATTCGTACTTGCTCCGCAGGCCTTGGTCGACGAGCAGGCCTCCGACCGTAGGGCGCTTCGCGGTGTTGACGTAGTGCTCGAAGGTCTTCGGGTGCACCTCCGCGACGCGCTCGGCAGACGATGCCCTGCGCTTCGTGATGCCGGCGGCCTCAAGGATCGCGCCCTTGCTCTTCGGGTTCGTCCTTCCCGGACCGGGCGGAGGCACGACGGGGATCTTCGCCGAGAGCTGCCCGATGCGTCGCTCGGCGCGGAGCACGATCACCGCGGCCTTGCGCGCGAGCGCGTCGGCGCCGGCGCGCGCGCGCACCCAATGCTCGAAGGCCTTCGCCTGCGTCTGCATCTCCATCACCGAGAACATGTCCGTCGCCTTGCGCACCTGCACCGCGAGTTGGTCGAGCGCTTGTATGGCAGAGAGCGACGGAGCCTCGTGCCTCTTCGCGAGCGCCATCTCTTCTTTGTTCTCTTCGTTCATCTCGATCGAACCTTGGCCTTCTTCGTCTTCGTCTTCGTCTTCGGACGTACCACCCTTCGACAACGAAGGTCGACTTCTTCGCCTGAGTCTACGAGTCTGGGCACGGTTGCGAATAGTTCGTCCAACCACTGGAGCACCAGCGAGGCGGCGTCCGTCACCCGCATCCAACCCGAGAAGTTCAGACCCATGCGTCCGAGTCCTTCCCATTGAATGGATGCGTGTGGTCTCTCGAGAGCATCTCCAGTAGGACGATCAAGAGTGCGACCTCTGCATGCTCCTAATAGCGACGTCCCGCGCGGGAGTCATGCGGGATACTCGCGGCACGGTTTCGCGACCGACGCAGCCCACTGGAAAAACTGGACTGGACGACTCCTCGCGCAAGTTCGAGACCGACGCCGTTCGCCGGTGACCGCTCTAGCCGCGAGAGCCCGTCCTGCCGCACGACAGCGGATCTTCGAACATCCCGACGTGCTCCCGCTCGCTCACGCCGCCGCCTCTCGGGACGCGTTTTTCATGCTCGGCCCATCGGTGAGCGCTGGCACCGCCACCAGGTCCCCCGACCCGTGTGCGGTGATGTACGTGTGCTTCTGCGTCGCGGCGGCCGCCTGGCCCATGGCGCGCGCG